TGGGTAAGGTGCCGCTTCGCAAACTTACAAGTACTTGTAAGATCCCATATTTGTACGAAGTCTTTGTCCTTTGCCTTTCTTACGCCTCTACCTATACTTTGTATTACCCTAACAAAACTTTTACCAGGCTCAATGAGCACAAGATTAAAGATACGAGGTATATTGATACCAACAGCCGCAACACCATAGGTAGCAATGACCACCTGATTATCGCCCGTATTAATATCGTCATACGCATCTTTTCTATCCTTTAATTTCACATCGCCTTTAACAAACGTTGATCCTGGTATAAGTTCTTGTAGCATTTCGCCTGCTGAAATTCTGTCTACAAGTATTAGAGTATTGCCTGATTGTTTTACCGTGTTTAATAATTTGCCTATATATTCAATTCTTGCTTTATTTGTTGTTAAGTATTTTAATTCTTCTTGATAATTGTTGTGTGCTACCGTATCAATAAGTTGTACAATGTTAACATGACACTGCGATAATACACCTTTATCTTGTAATTCTTTTGCTGTGATTTCGCCAATAACTGGACCTAAACTTGCATGTATAGATTCAAACTCAAACTTCTCTTTAGGCACGGTGCCTGTTAGTCCCCAACGTATTGGAGCATTACGTAAGTTGCGTGTAAGAAGATTCTTTAGAACTTCTGCTTTTGCTTGATGTACTTCGTCAACAATTACCGTACTAACACCTTCTAAAAACTCTGCAAGGCTTAATACAGCTTCTCCGTCTTTGTGGCGCTTATCTAATATGTTAAGTGACTGCCATGTGCAGATAGTGTGTGTTTTACCTAGTTGTTTTCTATCTCCAAAATATACACCAACATCTAGTCCGCAGTTGATGTAATCTTCTTCCGTTTGTTCAACTAATGATTTATTAGGTACAATAACTAAACTGCGCCCATACTTTTCACTCATGTGTGACAATGTAGCAGTTGTAATAGTTTTACCTGCACCTGTTGCAATCTGCTGTAGACTTTGAGGATTGTTTGCAAAATTGTTGATTGCTTCTACTTGGTAGTCACGTAAAATAATTTCTTCGCCTTCTGCAGGGTGTCCTTTGGGCCAGCATACACCTTGATCAGCCCAATAGCGTTCTGTAATAGTAGGAAAATTTAAATCAATAGGATGTCTGTTGTCTTCAATGTCTACAATACTTACTTTGTTTTTTTCAAGTACATCCACAATGACGTCAAGATGATTAACATAGCCTGTACCGCCAATACCAAAAAAAGCAACTTTGCCATCCCAGCGTCCAAGTTTGTACTGCGGCATATATCGTGCATACGGCACATCGAACTTGAGAGCATTTGATAACTTTCTCCGTACATCTACATCTAGTCCTTCTAGTTTGATGTTAACTTCATCTTCTATTATAAGTTTACAGCTTGCCAATGTGTCTCCATGACGTTGAATGTGTACGTATCATACCAATGTGTGTATCGTGATATATTTGTAAATCACAATTAAAATTTATAAATGTTTTAACCTGTTGTGTTGCAGGTAAACTTGTTTTAGAATATACGGTCTTAGGATTAAACCCATTATCTTCTAATAATAGTTTGGGTAACTTATTCTTTTTAATATACACTACTTTTGTTGTATTGTCTACCCAATTATTTAATTTGTTGTTTTTTATAAATGGGTTTAACATATAATTTTCGTTGTCGCTAGAATCAACTCTAAACAATACACTTTGTTCTGCATCGTTTATAACATATTTTACAGCATTATAAAACTCTTTAACTTGTTCATATTCTCTTCCTATGTCTACGCAAACTACAATTCGAAATCTGTCTAGTTGCATTAGTGCTTCAACAATACTATCTAAAGTTGTAGTAGGCTGAATCAATACTTCAACATCTTTTCTGTTAACAATAGTATCAAGTATTCCTGTGCAACTATACTTTTTATTAAAAAGTCCAAATTGTTTTTGTCTATCTACAATTTGTAACTCTGACAAATTTGCATCAATATTTGTTTCTAAATTTTTATAAACGTTATCTGCATTTGATATAATTTCATTTATTTGTTTGTAATATTCAAGAATAGTGTTTTCAATTTCAAAATTTTGAAACGTGTCAACAATAAGTTTTATATTTTTTCCACGAGCTTGAAAATAGTGTTCATGCGAGCCTTTACTATGAGAATATTCTTTATGTGTAATAAGTGTTTTTAATTTTTCAATTTTATTAATATCTTTTTTACTAAAAGGAAAACGTATTTTAATCCATTGCCAATCTGCTTTATAAGATTCGACAACGATATTTTCAGGATAGTCAACTATCTTAACATACTTACTACGATCTATCTCTCTAATAGGAAGTTGTGTAGGTATAGTGTTGTTAAAACCTTGAATGCTTGCTTCTATCATGAGCTTTGTTACCAATGCATGTTGCCTATCGGTTAATGCAATGCCTCGTGAGCATTGTTTATGTATACTTTCTAAAATTTGTTTATTCTTGTTTGTAACACCTATATTGTTAACATAATGTGCTAAAAAATCTTCAACATACTGCATAGTATTAATATAGCAAATTATAGCTTAGATGTCAATCTTTTCAATGGCATACCTTGAGATATCTCTTCAACGGTATATTCAGTCCAGGCATAATCGTTTAGCCATTGTGTTCTATCTGGTGTTTGTGGATACTCTATTAAATTCAAATCATGTCCTGCTACATCATAAGCAAGACTACTAGGACCAACAATAGCAGGAACCCCGTTGATGATACTATGTATACCAGGATTACTGCTCCAGCTAATAGTACAAAATACATTATCAAAGCCAATATCAAAATCGTCATAACTGCCCTCTATATGTTTTGGTTCTTGTCTTTCTACATAGCGCAACCCACGTTCTATGTGTTCTAATCTACAACGTGGATGTGGTCTAAATATAATAGTCCTGTCTGTGTGTTTGCGTATTGTATCATATGTTTCTAAAAACCAATTGCTCATGCGAGGCATATCTCGCCATTGTAAACTTTTATCATGTTGCCCACATATTAAGATATACTCACCATCTTTGCGCCACGGTTTTACTTCCAGTCCCAAGTCACGACTACGTACACCATCCATACCGCTAGGACCAAAATAAGCGTCCCTATTAATTCCATTTAATCCTACCTTCCAAGTTGTTCCTCTTTGTATTCCGCCCACTTCTAATACAATAACCTTTTTACCTGTTTTTGTATAATAGTCCCAAATAGGTTTATTACCAGTCATGCGTCCGTTGAACAACACGCTCCATATTACAGCAACATCGGCATGCATATCACTATATGTAATAGTATGTCCAGCTTCTCTTAAACTATTTTCAAATGCTTCAAAAACAGGCTTGCTGTTTAATGCACCATATTCTTTGAATAAACTAAATCTCATGTGTAAATACCTATAACGTATTTAACAAGGATTAATAATGTCAGACGTAACCGTGGTTTCAACATTTCATAAACCTGTATTAGATTTGTACGGTCAAAGATTTGTAGATAGTTTTAGTAAAAATGTAGATCCAAAAATTCAATTATTATTATATGCAGAAGATTGTGATCCTAAAACAAATGATAAAAGAATTACAATATTAAATCAAAAAGCAGAATTACCTAAACTGGTTGCGTTTAAAGAACGTTGGAAAAATGTTCCTAAAGCCAACGGTAAGTGTCCTCCTGAAATAAAAGCAAGGCGTCCAAGAGATTGGCACAAAGAGTTTAAATGGGACGCTATAAGATTTGCAAACAAAACATATGCTGTGTTTGATGCAGCAGTGCGTTGTAATACAAAATGGATAGTATGGTTAGACGCTGACTCTTACATACATAGTGAATTTTCATACAACAATTTTAAAAGATTTTTGCCTGATCGTGCTTGGATGAGTTACTTAGGCAGAGGCAAAAAATGGCCAGAGTGTGGATTCTATGGTATAAATTTAGAAACAAAAGCAGGTAAAGCATTTCTTAAAAAGTTTGAAAATGTATACGAAGATGCTGAAAATGGTATTTTTAAAATGGAAGAATGGCACGATAGTTTTGTGTTTGAAGAAGTAAGAATAAAAATACAAGAAAAGTTTTCTGATGTTCCTTATCATAATATCAGTGGTGACTTGATAAACGGCGAAGGACATCCTATGATTAATAGCGACTTGGGGAAATATTTAGATCATTTAAAGGGCGACAGAAAAAGCGAAGGTAAAAGTAGGCAAAGAGATTTAATAGTAGAACGCACAGAAAATTATTGGAAATAGTTTCCGTAATATGTATAATCGTCGCTATAAAAATCTTTTATAAATCTTTTTTGTTTTTTTGAAATTTTTATTATAGGTAAATTTTTTTTATTACTTGATTTACTTTTTATATCTATAATCTCTGTATCAGTAACATTTTCTATAAATGTTTTAAATCCTGTGTTTATCTCATTTGTTTTAAAAATATGATCGTAATAAGTTGGATCATTTTTTAAAATTAAAGTTTGCGGAAAAGAATGTCTTTCTAAGTCTGTATATTTACTTCGTAAATATTCAAAATTGTTTATAAAATCTTGCCAATTAGTAACTTCGTTTTTTATACCGCTTCTGTTTTTTATATGCACTCTGTCTAAATAACAACTTATAAGTCTTTGAATTGGATTTCTCACTATTGCAACTTTGTAATCTATATTATCAACTAATGCTTTTGAATGATTTTTCCACCACTTATTATTTTTAATTAATTCATGTTTTGCTTTATATGTTAAATGTTTATTAAAATAAGTATATCCAATAATACTTACTGCACTAGTAGTGCCGCATTTTCTACTTACTGCTAAATGTAAAACCTTATCATTTGGCAATACAATTAATGTCATTTGCAGTAATCTCTCATATGAGCCCAACACGATCCGTTTTGCAGTTCAACAAAATTCCAATGGAACATACTAATTCTTTCTAACCACTGCTCTCTATTAAATTCATTTGGTGTTTCTATATTTTTAAAATGATCGTTTGATACTTCTGCACATTGACTTTTGTTTGGATCTGTAATAAATGCATGATACCCTTGTATAATAGGTCCTACTATGCTACTGCTATTGTGATTTACTACTGCCCATGCTTTGTGTAAATCTGCTTCTAAAGGTCGACCAAAGTCACTTAATTTAACATTTGGTAAGTTTTTAATTCTATTGTATCTATGAGATAGATAACGTACAGCCTTTTTATCCCCAGGGTGCGGTCTTACAATAATAGGTCTATCGCTGTACTTTCTAATTTTCCTAACGGTATCTATTACCCAATCTTGAATATCGTATGTACCCATACTCCAGCCGCCGTTGCGTTGTAAACATAAAACTATGTTTCTACCCTTTTTTTGATAGTCTTGTAACTTAATTCCTGTATGGGCACTAATTTGTTTCCATCTTTTTGGATCTGGTTTGTCATCACAATAATTTCCTACATTAGGAAAAACTCCATTAATACTATACCTTAAATAATGATATGGAGTATTTGCTCTGTTAGCATATAAAAATAAATTACTATCAGCTGTAATTACAAAACGATTTTTAGCAATTTGTGTATCTATTACTTTTTGCCTTAATTGTAAATGAGCACCTCCCTTGCCTCGTTGATGCTGCCATCCTTGTATAATTGCTACATCGCAATCCTGTAAATCGTATCCGTTGTATGCTACTCCGTTGTCTCCTTGTTTTTGAACACCTTGTACAAAATTTGTTAGTATAGCATTTTTTTCATAACTGCTATTTTGTTCAGGAACAACTCTTTGATAACTAACTACCTTCATTCAATATACCAAACGCAGTACCGTCCATCATTTCTTTTTTTGTAAATTGGCAATAAGAAAGATGTCGCATAAATGCATCCATTTCGTCTTTTGTAGGAATATTTAAGTTTTCTACTTCAGATAATTTATCATTACACAAAACACTTGCAGCATTCGGTCCTAATGCTATAGCAGGTTTTCCTAGCATTAGTGCTTCAGTTGCTGCTATACTATTGTAAGTTATCATGCAATGCACATCGTCTGCTAATGCTTGTGCCATAGTTTGGTCTGTGACTCTGTTTATACGCTTTGGTTTCATCCGTATTTCAATAGGCCTATCTGTGTATTTTTTCAATTCTTTGGTAACCATACGTACCCATTCTTCTGGAGTAGGTTGATCCCATAAGAACATTACTTTTTCACTAGGAGGACAAATTAAAATTTTTCTACCTTCTGTAAACTTTCTAAATTTATAACCTATACGTCTAAGTCTGTCACCAGGACGATTAATAATAGGTCCTAAATTTTGTAAGTTATTTTTTGTTATTCTATGCCAACCTTTAGATTTACTTTTGTCATTACCCCAATAACCTGTATCAATACAATAGTATGTTCTGCCTGTATCCCAGCAATGTTGAAATGCTAATCTTGCTTTTTTACCTACACCTCTAATTACCAACGGCATATCGGAATTTTGCTCACTTTCCCAATCACTAAGTTTACCATCTGATCCAATTGCAAATGCTTCTAAGTATTCATCGTATACATAATCACGTGTTTCGTAATTTAAGTCGTCGTTAAAAATTGCAGCAACTCTATGTGTTTTAGTATCTTGGAACTTGTTCATCATAACCATATCTGCTATCTCCGTTTTGTAATATTTTTGATGTGGGTCTATATTAATTTTTATCAAGTCATCAATTAATTTTTTTTTTGAATCCGAAACAGATAACTGACTAGTTGTTACAGGACGTATTTCTCTTTCTATATTATCTTTCTCGTTTTTTTGAATCTTATCTTGTAATATTTTTCTTTCGATATCCAACCATTCTTTATTGTACTCGCAATTATAGTGTTCTGGAAACCAAGGACCACCTTCTGTATAATGTAAGGCACTAGGCACGCCGTCTTTGGGTTCTTCATACCAACCTACAAGCCAATTCCATTCATGACTGAGTTTACCAATTTCATGATCTTGTAGCCAACTAAATCTATGAAAGTATGCACCAGTTTTGTATTCATCATTAACAAGTTCTGGGGTTAATTTTAGATTACTAGGATGTCCACAATTAATTAACATCATGCTTGACCAGTTTTTTCTAGGATAGTTAAGTTGTTGTTTACCATCCATTTTTATACCTTCTTTAGGAGTGTAGTCGTGTTGAGCACACATTAAAGCATACTTGTCATTTCTTTGATCAAACAGGTTTTTAACATCGTCTAAAAATACAAAGTCGCAATCTATAAACAATGCCCATCCTTTATAACCCATCATACGAGGAACTAAGAATCTTGTAAATGTAAATTCTGTACTAGCCAGTGCATCAATAGGTCTATTGTACAACCCGGCAGTGCGTAATGCTTTTTGCTTTAATGGAACTACGTTTACAGGTACGGTGGCAGTTTCTCTTATACTCTTTTTACAAACTTGATATGCAATGTCTTCTCTGCTATCCCAACCTACATAAATTTTTAGTTCTTCTTCAATCTCGTCGCTCAATGTCATTCTCCGTTAATTCTTTACCCATCCAAACTTCTATTACTTTGGCATCTTTGTTATCTAGATTGACTGCTTTATGCCACCAGCCGGTTGGTATATCTATGCTATCGCCAGGCACCAATAATGTACTGGTTTTTCTACCTTGCTTATCTTCAAGGAACATATTTATAACACCATCAACTACATGCCAGTGTTCACTGCGTTTAAAATGTCTTTGATCACTCAATGCTTTACCTTGATAAAATGTAAGTTCTTTTACTTGCCATTCTCCGTTACGATCAAGTACTTTATATTCACCCCATTCACGCTGTGTCACAGGCTTATCCCAATTTTTTAATATCCAACTGCTTGAATTTTTCTTATCTTCGCCTCCAACTCCAAACACAAACTCAACATCATTGTATATCATTTCTGGAATGTTGTCTTTGGTTCTATCACCACCGTTGGCAAAAATAACTTTTGTTTGACTGCCTACCGTAGACAGCACTTGAAATATTGCTCCGCAGGCTGTGTTGTCGTTGTCGTTAAATCCTATAACTTCATCAACACAATCTAATTCTTTTATTATTGCACAACGTTCTGCAAATGGCATAAATGGCCTACCTTTTTTACGTGTAAGCCAATCATCACTATTAACACCTACTACAAGGTGATCACCTAATTCTTTTGCTGCTTTGAAATATGCGATATGACCGCTGTGTAATGGGTCAAATCCACCTGTAACTATTACAACTTTCATATGGTATTTATGTACGCATATAACTACACAAACTCAATTTCGGCTTTAATATGTTTATTGTATTTTTCGATTATGTTTATAATTTTTACATTCTCGTGTGTCGTTTTTTTACGCAAATCAAAAATAATTTTTGTATTTTTGTTTGAATGTTTTAAGATTAAATCTTTGTATGTATTGGCAGGATAATGAAAGCCGCAACTTAAACCACTATAGATTAAATCAAATTTAATTTTTTTAGGAATTTGTATATTGTTTGCATCAACAAACGTATAAGACATTTTTCGCTCATTGTAAGATTCAATAAGTGTATCTACTTTATTATAAAATTTAAATGATTCTGCAGGACCAAAGTTTATTTCTCTTTTCCTATCTTGTGTGTGAGAAAAATCACCGTCTAATAACCAAAGCTCAGTTCCAAATTCTTTTTGAAAATATTCACTTTCTCTTGCGTATCCGCAACCTATATCTAAAATTCTGTTGGGAGGATTATCTAAATAATTTTTTGTAGTTTCAAAAATAGTACGCTTGCTTTCTATGTGTACATTACTATCCCATTTTTCTAACCATTTATTCATTGTACAACCTTTATTGCGCATTGTTGATGATTGTTATGAGATAAAACAATAAATTTACGATTATAAATTTCTATCCATTCTTTTAATGCTTTGTATTCACCTTCTTGCCAGTTATCATATTCTACTATGCCCCAAGGATAAAAATCATCAAAAACAATCACGGTACCTTCTTTTATATACGTATTTAATTCTTTTAACACATATATCGAACTACTATACAAATCGCAATCAACATGTAATAATTTTATATTCTTTATATTTTGTTGTTTAATAAAAATAGGTAATGTTTGGTCAAACCATCCTTTATGTAATCTAACATTTTCTTTTACGTTTGGTAAAGTACCATTGCGATCAAACGCTTCGCCTTTGATAACTTTATTTCCTAAATCCCAATCTTCTGGTAATCCTTTAAAACTATCAAAGCCATGCACTATATCTTTATTAAAATGTTTTGCAATTACATTTATTGTATTTCCTTGGAACACGCCAAACTCTAATATATGTCCGTTATTATTTGCATACTTAAAAGTATGTTCTAAATGATGTAAACGATTTTTTAATCTTTTACCTGCCTTAAATTTTTCTAAATAAATACTTTCATGAAAACAAGAAATATTATAGTTGTGTTTTCCAATTACTTTCATACGGTATTTATAAATTATGATAATCTCACACAAGCATAAATTTATTTTTTTAAAAACAAGGAAAACAGCAGGTTCTAGTTTTGAAAATTTTATGTATCCTAAATTAGGTTTAGATGACATATGCACAGGATCACCTAGAGATGGCACTCCTCGTATAAATCATCCTACAGAAGATGGTCATGTTAGTTGGAAATATTTTCATATAAATTACAATGAAGAATTTAACAACTATTTTACATTTTGCGTAGAAAGAAATCCTTGGGATAAAGTAGTTAGTTATTATTACTGGTACAAAAAAATTAAACCACACAAAGTTAGACACGGGTTTGAGGAATTTGTTTTAAACGAAAAGTTCTCTCAACAAAATGATTGGAAAAAATACGCAGACTCTACAGGTATAAAAGTTGATAAAGTTTTACGTTATGAATCTTTACACAAAGAGTTGCAAACTATTCCTATTCCATACGCAAGTGAAATGCTAACAACTCATGTAAAAAGTGATACTAGGAAGAACAGAAGTTACCGTCCTTTATACAATACCGAAACAAAAAATACCGTTGCAAGAGTATTTAAAGATGTTATAAACCAGTTCGGCTATGAATTTTAGCTTTGTTATACAGAGGCAGTAAATGTTTTATAGGTAAGCCTCTAGCAATTTCATCTTCTCTCCATTGACAATATGCAAGATTATATAGCCACTGGTCTCTATCAAACGTATTTGGTGTATCTATATTTTTTAAATCTTTATTACTACATTCCCAAGCCATACTGCTTGGACATAAACTAAATGTAGGAATACCTTCGCATACACTTTCTGTAAGTGCATTGCTATTAAAGCCTACAACAGCAAATGCATCATCAAAGTCTCTTTGTAACCCATTACCGCCTTCGAGCAGTTTACTATCTTTATTATTTTCGCTTATTGTAACACCGTCTAAATTTACTTTGTTTAATATGTCAAGTTGAACATCTTGACGCAATGGGTGTAATCTAATTTTAATAGGCTTGCTAGTGTATTTGCGAATGTCTCTTAAAACACTTTGTAAAAATATTTCATAAGTACCATACTTTTTTAATAAATTTTTTAAACTACTATCGCCAGGTCTTTGTAATATTAATAATACATATTTTCCAGTTTTACGCCATGGCTTAATTTCTATGCTTTGCATAGCTTTTACTTCATTCCATCGATCCGGCGGACATTTATGATTATTATACCAGCCTTCATCTCTAAAGTAACTAAACCAACTAAATCTATGATATGCATTTTTGCTAGGCGGTTGATGCATATTTTTCCTAAAAACAGCAGACTCAACAACTATATAAGGTTTTTTACTATCTAATATAAATTGGTAATGAGGTTTAAACTTTTTTCTTTTTTGTTCAATAATATTGTTTTGAAAAAATATATCAGCTTTGTATAGTCTACGTTTATCTGCAAATGAAACTAATTCTACTTGTGGAGGTAAAGGATGGTTTCTATACGCTTCTGCTATTGCTACTATGTCCATCTACATATCCTAAAAACTTACTTAAATATTTTTCAGTTTCTTTTTGCTCGCCTTTTAGTGTTAAAAAGATACTATCTGTTTTGTTTTTTCCAATAGCCATCCAGCTTCGTGGTAAAGGCTTAAACAAATGTTTTTCGCCTAATTTTGCCAATACTTTTTGATCTCTGCCAAACTTCCAATTATCAATTTTTTCTTCTAACAATCCGTCGGCAAAATCGATATGTAAGTTGTTTTTTGGAAATGTAACAAAACCTGCTAACCATCTTGGCTCTTTATGATGTTGTAATACATGATTATTTCTAAATAAACTTTTACATGTATACATATCAATTTCTCTTGTGCATATAGTATCGGCATCAAGGGTAAAAACTAAATCTTCTTTTTTGAATTTATTTGCAACCGCGAGGAATCTTACTGCTTGTAAATATCCAATTTTACTATCGTCATTTGCAAAGTCTCTTTCTTCTTGAGTATAGTCTACAAATCGTAACGGTGTGTATTTTTCAGGATTTACTATATGACAATGAAGTTTAGCCCAGGGATTTTTTAAGTATATACTTGTTAATAGGCGTTCACCCCAATCAACATAATACTTGTGATCAACGCCTATTAATATATTATAATGTTGCATCTTCCATTCCTGCAACACGTAATTTAACAATATTTGTAATTTGCCATTGTTTCTGATCAAGTGCTTTTAACACGCCTAACCATTTGTTTCTTATTAATGCAAATTCGTTTATAATTTTTTCGTAATCAACAACATCTTGTTCACCGTCGACATATTTTTCTACATCACGACTACTCAATGCACGTTGATAATTTTCTAAATATTTTTTAAAAAACGAGCTACGCAGTCTACGTAGCTCTATATTTAAATATTCGAGTATTGCTTCAATTTCTTGAAGCTGATTGAAACGATGTTCAACAATGCCTGGCATTTGCGCAGATTGCTTTTCTACATTACCATGTAACTTACACTCTTGTTTTGCTTCTAAAAGTTCAGTTTCAAAGTATTGTATTGCCGCAGGTATTTCGTTAATGTTACGGCTAACTCTGCTATACCAACCCATTAATCGTCCCAATCCTCCTCGTCTTCATAGAATACTTCGCTTTCATCTTCAAGATAATATTGAATTGCTGTGTCTAAGTCTTTGTCAGTGCCTAATGATTCCTTAAATGTAATATCATCAACACCGTAATCTGCTAACATATCAACAAACCTTTCGGCTGCTGTTTCAACGTGTTTTTTATCTAAATAGTTTTTAAAAGTATTCCACACGTCGGCAATGACTTCTTCATTCATTCTCTGTGAACTCCTCGTCTTGATCAATCACAACTTCTTCGTCGGTTGCGTTAGCGATATTTACCATTTGTTCTTCTTTTGCCGGTAAATCGGCCATGATCATTTCGAGTAGTTCACCTGTCCAATTCTTACGATATTCTAATGTTTCTTCTCCGTTACTATCAATATACTTGTAACGATTGCCTTGTTTTTCAAGTAAGCCTTTTGCTTCTAGCAAATCAAACATACCTGAATACGGATCCATACCAGTTTCATATGGAATTTTTACTTGTACTGCTTCAAACGGTTTTGCGTAACGTGTTTTCATAACCTTACACGCTGCACGAATACCATGTACTTGTGAAGTTTTGTTACCATCGGCATCTTCTTTGAGTTTTAGTTTCTTCATGGCAACAACCATTGAACTAGCATACACAAAGCCCGAACCACCTGAGATCTTGTCATCTGGATCAAACATATCCTGTGATGCGTAAGTGTGGTTAGTAACACACATACCTACATTGTATGAACCAAACATGTTAACGCAGTTAGTAACAAGTGCTTTTAGCGCCTTAGCCTTACGACCCATGTCACCTTTCATATCACCTGCTTCAAACTGATTTACTTCGGTTGGCGACATAAGCATACCTAATGAGTCTACTACAAACAATACCTTAGGACGATCTTCTTCATTCATTGAACGATAGTCGTCCATAAATGTTGAGATAGTTTTAGCAACATCATCAATCATTGCCATGTTAAGTTTAAGCAATTTGTCGTCAGTAGTTTCTACACCTAGTGCTTGCAACCACGATTCGTCAAGAGCGTTTTCGCTGTCAATAAGAACAACAAAAATACCTTGTTCTTGTGCTGACTTTACAATATTGCCAGACACAATGTAAGACTTGCCTGCACCTGATTCGCCTGCAAACACGCTTACTTTACCAAGTGGAATACCCTTACGGAAATCACCACTTAGTAGATAGTTAAGTGCAAAGTTGCCAGTTGAGATCCAATCTTGCGGATCATTAAAACCTGCACTCATACCTTTAATTGATTTTGTTAATGAGTTTCGAAACTTTGAGGGATCGAATGCCTTAGTAGCCATGTATATCTCCTATTTTAAAAGCCGGGTAATAGAATACCCTTGCATATTGTAAAAGCAAGGATATTCGTTTGCGTGTCTATTATTGACCTTGACGTGCTCTGATCATTGCGAGAATGTCTTGTGCGCCGCCTGCATTTTCTGCTGGTGCTGCTTCTGCTGCCGGTGCTGGAGTAGGTTGTGCTGCTGGAGCAGGTGCTGGATCTTGCCAACCGGTATCATTTACTGCTTCTGCTACAGGAGTTGTAGTTGGAGCAGCCGCAGGCTGCGGTGTAGATACCTGTGTGTTTGGATCACCAGTACGTGCTGCCATGCCTGCTGGACGGAAGTAATTGCTCCAACGATCTGGATCATATGCTTCTCCGTCTACACTTGCTTCAAACATTTCGCTAAGAACTTTAAGTTCAACTTCGCCTGGCTTTTTAGGAAGGAAATCGTTAAGATTAAACAAGCCGTGTGTGTTCACTGCTGCCATCTCTGCATCACCTAGTGGACGCTCTCTACGTGCCCAATTACTTGCGCCGTAATCTGCATATCCACCTTTTGAACCTTTAGCAAGACGGAAGTCTACACCAGCTGTATAATCAGTTGGTAGTTCTTCCATATCTGGGTCCATTAGTGCTGCTTTGATAAGTTGGAAGATTTGTGGACCAATAATGAATCGACGAATCGGATTCTCTGGCTGTGAATCTTCTTTTAATGGATCATCTACAACAAAACCTTGGAAAATATATGAACGCTTTTTCCAATACTTACGACCCATATCTTCTAAACTTGGATCTTTAAACCAACCACGCACCTCTTGTAGGATTGGGCATGATTCACCATACATTTCCATACATGGAACTTGTACTTGTACTGGACGTGAATCAGTTTCGCCTTTTACACCAGCAAATGGAAGTTTGATCATCAAACGTTCTTTCCAAAAGAAAGTGTTTGAATCGTCGCCATCAGGCAAAAAGCGTAGCGTTGCTTGCTCGCCTTCTTTCATATTACAAAATGGGTAAATTGCGTTATCGCCACCGCCGCTAGTATTGCCGCTTGTACGATTTTCTTGTTCTTTGAGCTTTGCTCTAATTTCTGCTAATGATGCCATAGTTATGCCTCCTTATATTGCCTATGTTCTATGTGCCTTTAATGTGTAGCACATGTTTATAATACTACACAATATTATTTATCTTGTCAACAAGTTTTTTATTTATTTTTCAGATACTTACGCTGTTGCCTTGTAGTCATTCCACGCTTTTTTAAATTGTCTAAATGATAAATTTGGAAATGCTTTTTTAACACCTTTAAAAGCAATTTTGCTTCCAGATATAACAACTTTCATGCCTACTAGTATTGCAATAAATTCTGCTACTGCTCTAACTGCTTTTTCGCCAAATCTTTGCATAAGCTCATCTATTTCTATCCAGCCATCTTTGTAGGCTGCATATACACTTCTAAGTTCTTTATATATTTGATATATTTCATAGGCTGTCCAAGCAGCCAATCCACCTTTTACCAGCATACCCAATGCTGGTATCAAAGCAGGAAAGAATTCGTTCAACTGCTGATTTTCTTGAATTTCAGCAAAACGCATTTTTACATTCCTGCTAAATTTTTAATACGGTCTAAGTCTTCTGTTGATTCGCCCATTCTTCTTGCATTGTATGCTAAATCGTCAATTTGTAACATAACACCGTATAATGGATCAATTGCTTGGGAAGAATATGCTTTTTCACCGCCTGTTTCAGCTCTTTTGTACATACCCCTAACTTGGAACATATCATCTAGTGCTGTTTTCAATCCTGGAGGAGTAGCAGCGTGAGTAAAGTTATTTGTAATGTTTCTCAAATACTCGCCTACATTATAAGTTAGATTAATGTAATCATTTTGGAAACGTGCATCTTTACCCATTTGCGCACCGCCGCCTGTAGTACCATCTATTTTTGCTCTTTTTCTTAAATGACCTAATACTGCTTCTGCATCGTCTAAGTCATAGATGTAACTAAAATATCCAGCTTTAGCACCCTTTTCTGTACCAGTTTTTCTAATGTCGCCAAACTTTCTAATAGCAGAACCTATTCTACCTTCTTCTACATCTGCCTCTCTGTATCCCATTACTTCTGCGACCTTTGCGTCGATACGTTCTATGAACTCTTGTGCGGGCCTTACATATTGTTCTCCGTATTCTTTTTCTACCCTAGTAAGCACGGCTGTTGGGCCTTTTGGAAATTGACCATTTTCTCTGTCAAAATAACTTAGGATAAATTCGCCTAATGGAATTTTTTTATCTTTTTCTAGTGTAATTTTGTCGCCATCTGGTCCGTCAATTTCATCGCCTTTTTCCTTGCCGTTCATCTTTGCCATGCGTACTGCTTTTGCGTATGCATTGCCTTCGTCAGTTTCTTCATCTTCATTAATTTGAGCTGCAAACTGACCTAGTAATTTATCTATAACACTTTCCATTGCTGCTGGCTCTATCATGTATTTGAATCTCAACATTCTTAATGTAGATGTATCATTGCCATCTATGTAAGCGCCTAGATTATCTAAATGTCGCTGTGCTTCTTTATCGCCGCCTTCGGCTGCCTTTTGTAATGCTTTACCTAATGGAGTATTTTTTGCTCCAAGAGTTTTATATGCAGCATAACCGCCTGCTGCTGCTAAACCTACTAGTGCTAAAACTAGAGGAAGTGCTTCGTCTAATTTTTGTGTTTCACCTAATAAATCATCTGCTGTAAGTTCTGTTGCTTTTGTATTTTCGCCTATTAACTTATAGATGTAAGGAAATACATCTTGTAATTCTTCATTGAATTGTTTTACGGTTAATTGATCGATCCAATTTTCTGCAATATCATCTGGAACATCAACTTTATCTTCTGCTACAAAGTTTTCAAATGTGTCTTTGTAAAATGATTCTTTTTGTAAATTTAAAATACGTTTTTTAATTTCAGTTACACGTTCGTTTACAATATCCATATGACCTGCTAAACTTTCTGCCATAACACTGCTACGATTCATATAAGTTTTGAACTTGCGGAGACTTGAAAGTTCTTCACTTAAACCTGTAATGTGTTTACCAAAGTCGTCGTAAGGATTTCCACCTTCACTTACGTGTATTGCCATTGCTCTAGCACCACCTAAATGTTTGTAAGGATATTTAAATTTTTCGCCTTCAGAATTTTCAATGTAAATAGCACCAATTTTTTTAGTTCTGTTTTCATCTTCGTCTAAAGTACCTGTATGTTTAATTGAAAGTTTTGCATTTCCAATTTTTTGGAAACTAGTTTTATTAGTTCCGTACATTTTTGATTCTGCCATTGTTTTTTCTCCGCTACGATTTTTGGCAAGATATTCATAATCTCTACGTTGTAAATTGTTTTTATTAATATCTCTTACTTCAAAATTTAAAAGCCTTTTCTTAGAAAATTGTCTAATATCACGTAAAAAATTATACCAATTATCTTTTATAGATTCTTCAGCACCTTCTGCGAAGCCTTTGCTGTACATTACAACAATTCCATCTTCTTCATCAAGGCTAACACTTACTTTGCCAACGTTTTCGTCGTTTTCGCTATATGTAAAATCAAAATAACGAGCCTGCTTAGGTTCATTGATTACTTCGCCGTTTTCGTCACCGATAGTTATCTCGGTGAAACGACTTCTAAGTTGATTAAATAAATCAGATGCTATAATTTCTAAATTCTTCATATTAATATTATTTATCAATAATTGCTACTTACGAATATAGGCATGGGCATTTCGTAATCGTCTTCTGGATCAATTTGGCTAAATGTATTGTAAACATTAGTATCCCAATCTTTCATAACCGTCATCATTCTTAAAGTTAATATAAGACTACTTACTAAATCATCGTTATGTCCAGGCTTTGCTTGATAACTTGACCCTGTGGCAACAAATGCTTTTAATTCACTTACTAATGGTTTACTCCTAATAAAAAGTTTATCATTTTCAATCATAGTTTTTAGTCTAGCGCAACTAGTAACTTTACTGCTATGTGTTGTATTAAACCCTTTTCTAAACTTACGCACATGCCCTTTGCGTATTGGTTCACTGATAAACAAACCTGGAATATTTTCTTCGCCAAAATCTTGTATAACAAGCAATGCTGCTTCGCCAATGCCGTTGTTTTCTACACTCCAGTAAATGTTTTCACCATCTGTATTACAACATTCTTTTATGTAACTACATATATCTCTTAACACTCTAATTTGACCAGGAATTGCAGTAGTATTGTGTTGCCATTCTGCAACTTGCTCGTATGAAGGTATTTCTATAACTTGAATAGCCGCATAGTCGCCGCCTGTACCCATGCTAGGATCTAACCCAACTATATAACTTTTGTCACCTGTTGGCTTTTTATAGAATCGTGTTTGACCCATATTTAATATAGGATTTATACCTTCCATTGCAGCAAGTTTAATGCTGTGAATAAGTGTTTCATCAAAGATTAAAAATTCGCATCCGTACTCACGTCTAAACATTTCTTCGCCAATACGACCGATTTCGTTTTTCATCCATTCATCGTCTCTATCAGGATGTTCACTCCAATGTGCTTTAAATGCGTGGAAACCGTTAATGCCTACTTCTTGCTCGTTGCCATGTTCGTCAAACTTTTGTTCTGCTTGTTTCCAAATTGTAGCAAACGTATCTTCGTCTGAGTTAGGTGTACTTGTAATAATAGCGCGACCACCTGTTGCTAGAGTAGGCGAAATTGATGTCCAAAATTCTTCCGCAATGTTCGGCTGCACAAATGCAAACTCGTCGCAGTATAATAATGAAATAGACAAACCACGTCCAGTAGTACCTGTTGTTGTTTGACTTATTATACGTGAACCATTTTCAAATTCAATACTGCCCTTATTATAACTTGTAACTCCTGCCCTAATATGGTCAGGACACAATTCATATACATATCTAATACGTTGCATAATCTCTTGCGCACCTGTGTACTTGTGTGCAGCAATAAGTATAGTTTGATCTGGATTAAACATAGCATACCAGGCAAGATAGATACTTGCACAAGTAGTTTTGCCTGTTTGTCTTGGCATCATGTTAATGTTAAAGCGATAGTTATGATAGCTATGCATTAATCCCAATTGATATTCAAAAGGATCAAATATCAGTTTACCTTTTACTGGATGTTGAATATGAGCAAAATGTTTTGCAAAATACAAGTATCCTAAATCAGGATCCATACATTGTAATAGATCTTGTACTTGTTGTTCTGTAAATGTTTCTTGTTGATTGGCTTTTTTTGTTAATACGCCGTCTAAACTCTTTGACATAATATTACTTATCCTGTTTTTTTATTTGTCGTTTAAATTCTTTTTTTAATTCGGTGTAATTTGATACTACTTTTCTTTTGCTTAAAGGAAATTTTTCAACAAAATTTCTTATACCCGAATTTCCTATACTATTATATTTAAATTTTTGTGCAAACAATTCTGAAGTCATATCTTCTTGATCAATTTGAATAATTTCTCTCCAAGGAAATTGTTTTGTAACTGACATAATAACTTCATCGTAATATATAATATTTTTATATTTTTTCCAAACATTTTCAAAAGGTATTGTAATAGGTTTGTTTAGTTGCAAATCTTTATAAACATTCCATTGATTTGTTTTTTCTGCAATACACCTACTTAATGCTTGTTCAAATTTATTTTTCCTTGTGCAATATACCAACACCCAGTTTTTTATATGTGTCGGTGTCCAAAAATAGTGATCATGGACAGCCCAATTTTCTGTATTTTTTAAAATAAATGTATCTGCGCCGTGTGTGAATTTTAATTTACAATTTTGATTCTGTCCAAGCCATTGCATTACTGCTTGAGATCCACAACGTCCTGCACCTTTTACAAGATAATTCATAACGTACTTAGTCAAAAAAATAGCGTCCTAAGACGCTATTGAGTTCTGGGGGGAGTTTTTATTTCTTCAAATATTCTTTTATTTTTGCTTCTAAGTTTTCGGCTGTCATTGGATTGTCACCGCCGTCAACTGCTGGATACGCTTTTTTCTTTTTGTGTAAGTCGTTTCCTGCTGGAATACTTGCACTTACATCGTTTGCATATTCTTCGTCTGGCTCTGTACTAGCATCTTTGAAATCACCGTCTAGTTCTTCCTCTTCTGCTGAAATCATACGTATCATGTCACCCATTTCTGGTTCATTTGATTTAGCACCACAGCCGCCTAATGGCTGACTTGGTCCGTGCATTTTACCACAGATTGGACAAGGCTTAGGACCAGGATTAATATCATCTGCATCGACTGCTTTTGCATTATCTGCGCCAGCAAGTTGCATTAGTCTTACTAAATCTTCAACATCAAATGATACAGCTTCGTTTGTTACATCTTTATTTGACATATTTTCTCCTTCTGTTGGTGACGGAGATCTTGCTGGATCATCATCTCCTGCTGCGGCAAATTGAGCTATTCTTGCTCTAGTTTCTGGACCTACTATACCATCAACTTTTATATTTGAATTTTGCTGAAATGTACGCACCGCACGTTCTGTAGCTGGTCCAAATATACCGTCTACTTGACGCATTCCTAATTCTTGTTGTAGTTGTCTAACACCTTCACCTCTGCTACCACGTCTCATTGTTTGATTATAATCATCACCTTGTGGTGCTTGTGCTGCCGGGGCTGCTCCGTCTCCTGTTGCGGCATCGGATACTGCTTGTTGAGCTGCCTGTTGAGCTTTGTTTCTTTCTAAACCCATACCAACTAATGCACCCATTAATGCTGCAACTAGTGGAGCCATTTCGTTTAATTGTTCTTTATTGCTCATGATAATACCGCCTTACTATTTTCATTATCCCCAATGTCTTTGCTTTCTCCTACTGGAGCATCGCCAATATAATTGTTAGATCTTTCTTTGCGAGCCGATTCTAACGCTTTAAGTAAATCCATAACTTTTGCAGTGCCTACTTGATCTTGAGCACTTTCGCCGCCCATATCTTCAACGGTGAGTTTTGCAGTGTACTCTGTTTCGTCTTTTTCTTGTTGATATAGCTCTTGAGGTTCGTTAGGATTACGAACAATGACATGACTTTGACTAATGTTACAACATTGTCCTACGTACTCTTGTAAAACTTGACTTGTAGTAGGATAATGTAAATCAACTTCATAATATGTTACGTCTACATTTTCTAATTGTGGAAAGTCTAAAGGACGTTCCTGTATAGGTGTTTTTTTACCAGGAGTCATATTTTTAACTCCAAACTTTTTTAATGAGGTCTCTAATGCACCTTCAAATCCTTCTGGAAGGTCTCCAGCAACACCGATTTTGAAACTATACACTTTTTCTGACTCTACTAAGTATTCTGCAAATGTTTTCATTGTTATTTCCTAAACTATAATACTATTTATCTTTATCCATTCCTTTTAGACGCTCAAGTAAACTATTTCTATCAGTAACAACGTACCCTTCGCCTTCTATCATTCCATCAGGTGGAGATCCAGAATCCTTATCCATTTTTTCTTTTTTAAGTTGTAATTCAACCATTTTCAATTTCTTATCTAGTTTAGCAACTTTGGCATCTAAGTTTGTTTTTAGCATTGTGCCTGCAACTTCAAACACACGACCGCTATATCTGCTTTCAACATTCATACCTAAATCCATTAGATCTTCGTATGCTTGCATTGCTTTGTCAGCAACTTCGTTTAGTTCTTTATCTGCTAAATCTCCCAAGCCTTTTACAGCAGGTAGTGCAGAATTAATTTTATCTAGTTCTGCTATGTCTCTAAATGTATCTTCATTATTAGGAACATTCTCAATAGGCTTTTCTTTTGTTTCTTTGTTATCAGGTAGATTAAGCAAATCTTCTAGTTTTTTTGTCATAATAATAGTCCATTAAATACTAGTATTATTTATCTACTCCCAGCACCACGGTAAAACTCTTTTACTATCTGTGCCTCTTGTTTGATCTAAATCGGAAAGATATTTCTTCATTTTTTCATTTCCGTCTTTGTTAAATTTATATTTTTTTATTAAATCTGCGATAAATGGATGTTTACGCTTTGTTTTTTTTACACTATAAATTACACTAGGTTTTAAACTATTAATATGTAAAAAACTAGGGTGTACTAATGTATTTAAACCTGGGTTATATTTCCTAATTACTTCAGATACATTAGGAAAATTTAACGCCATAATTGTTAGATTATAACATATGTTTAAATTACAACGTTTAATTAATTTTGCTTGTTGTTTTTTAACTTTCCAATTAGTTGGATATCTAATATATTCGTCTACTTTGCCTATTCCGTCAATACTTGTTATCATTGTAGGAACTACATTAAATTTTTTTAATAAATCTCTCCATTTATCTGTATAGCTTATACCATTGGTGTTAAATGTTAAAAATGTATTCCTTCTATTCCAACTAAATTCACTAAGATAATTTACAAATTCAAAAACTTGTTTATCATACAAGGGTTCGCCGCCGGCAAAATAAATTCTGTATGCATTGTTGGGTGCGTGTTTTCTTACATAATCCCAATCAAATTTAGGTTTATTTCTCATATTTTGTATTATGTCTATACCACCTCTGTGTTTTTGGAATATCTCAATATCTTCATACCATTTACTGCTACAATGAGGTTGACACATTACACACTTTAAATTACATAAATTACCAAAACGTAAATCCCAATTTTGATATTGACCTATTTGGTGTTCTTGAGGTAAATTTACAGATAGTCGTTTTGAGTCAATGCCTAATTTTTCGTTGTGCCAACAAATTTCACAACCTTTATGTTTTATTCCTTTAGCAAAATCATCTTTAATTTTGTCCATAAAAAAATGATCGTGTATTTTATCTGGTGAATCTACACTATAAAATTCATCTACATGTTCATATTGACAACAAGGTAAAACTCTATATCCTTCTACGGTATGATCCATGTACATACCGTTATTTAAATACCAACAATTTAATGAGGTCATTTTCTGTTTCCTTTATGAAAAATATCACCCTCATTAATAACTCTAAATTTTATACCTTGCTGTTTACACCATGCATTTGCTGCTGCCCATTTAGCTTGATTTAAAACATAATGAGCTTGATTGTTTTTGTTACGTCCTAAATTTTCCTTGAATGTCTGATTAGCCGGTTTTATTTCGATTAACTCTACATTTTGTTTACCTTTTTTATCTTCGTAAACAATAAAAAAATCAGGTACGTAAATTGTATATTTTCCTGTAAAAGGATTTCTATAAGGAATTTTTACTGCTTCACTTGCCCATTTACTTACATTTTCATTCATATCGCAAAAACGCATAAAAGCAAATTCCCAACTGCTTCTATATGTAGGATTACGTCCTCCTACATATTTTTCAGGATTTTTTAATGTATATTTTCCTTGTGCATATTTTGCCATCAATATATAATATTACGAGACTCAATTGTATTTTGTTCAAGAGATCTTTTAATTCCTAAAAGACTTAAATTACTTCTATTGCTGTTCATAATTTTTGCTACAATGGTACTTAATTGAATTTCCTCGATTCCTTTTAATGTGTCTAGTAACTGATAGATATCTACTTTATCTTTTTTTGCTTGTTGTAATAAAATACTTGCAATGTTAATAGCACTACCGCTATCAAAATTTCTATTTACAAAAAATCCAATAGTTGCATCTACTTCGTTTGCATTATAATTTATATCTTTACTATTATAATTGTCAAAAAACTTTTTTACTAAATCTTTCTTTTTAATATTTTCTATTCCACTCATAGTGCGTTTAGTACCTTTTGATTATATACATTTTTTGCAGATCTACTCAAACTATCCCATTGAGCTTTTTGGCTGTTAAAATCTCCTGAGAATCCTTTTTCTAATAATTCATCTCTATAAACGGTAGCAAATGATGTATCGTCTAATAATTGTTGATTAGACAATAACTGCACATATCTTTGTGCCCTATTTGCATTAGAATTTTCTATTAGTGTATTCCTATATACATCTGCATTCACGTTTCCTGCATTTCCGCCTGTAGTTGGAAAACTATTATTTGTTACTCCAAATACTAAACTACTTAGTATTTCATTTATCAAACTATTTCCTTGTGGATCACTTGATATACTTTCTATATTAGGTAATCCTAACCTGTCTGTAATTTGAAATCTATTGTTTAAGAAAAAGAAGTTTGTATCGACGCTCTCATTATTGAAAATAACACTCCAAGTTAAATCTAAACCATTAGTCGGAGCAACATTTCCTAAAGGACTAGGTTGTTTATCATAGTGTGCAATATTTGCAAATCCTGATGGTCTGTCTTCTCGTGTATCGTTGCGTCCATATATTACAGACTCGTATTGAACACGCATAGTGTTTTTCATAAAGTCATTAGCACCGTATTCAACTCTATCATGATTAAATGTTTGTATCATAGGATTTAATAATGTTATAGATGTATGTTTCCTTTTAGTATCAATTGTATGTAACTGATTTATTGTTATACTATTGAAAAATGGTACACTAGGCGTTTTATTGCCTTTATCTAAACCGTATCTATAATTAAATGATGCAGGAATGTTCCTTACTGGTGTATTTCTAAAAGCAGCAGGATTATTATTAGAACTACCATCGGAGTTTAATCTTGTATATTCTCCATCTTGATAATAATACCTAAAATATGCTTCCCATAACAAAGTTGTTAAACCGGCCATATCGTCATGAAATACTATTTCTACAGGTTCGTAATTAATTCTAGTTTGTACAATTTTTTTCCTATTGTACATATTTAAAGTTTCTGTATCTAATGTAAAATTAGGTAATTGTGCAGATTCGACTAATAGATTAAATTCGGTTGTTTTTAAATAATCTTGTAAGTTATATTGTGCTAATGCTTGTGGATTAATACTAAAGTTAACATGAAAAAGAAATTTAAACTTTGGTGCTAATCTATGATTATTTCGTAGAAATGTAGCACTTGCGTGAGCAAAGTCACCTAAGTTGCCTTTTACTTTACCTAGTGAAGATAAATTATCAAAATATTCGTTCTGCCATGCCATATTATATTTATCATAAAAAAAGGAGCACTAAAAAATGCTCCTTTTTAGTCAATCTCATATTAAGTTTTACGAGCCGCCACCTGTAGTAGATGTGCTTACGTTTCTTGCTACGGTTGAGCTACCAACGCCTTCGCCTAACTGAATTGCGTTGTCGTATTGTATTGTTAATGCAACCGTTACTGCATCATTGTTTGCGTAGTTTAGTGTACCGTAATCTACGTTTGTTAAGAAGCAGCCATATAGTTCCCAAGTTTCAAGAACTCCTACTTCGTTTTGTCCATTACCACCATCTAGTATTTCAATTTTTTGTGTAAATTTATAATCTAAACCTGATGCTGCACTTGATTGCTCAAAGAAATCAAATTGCTTCTGTAATTGTTCGCCAACTAGTTTTTGTACTTTACCTGTAACATCGTCACGTAACGATAATGTTACGGTATCCCAAGTGTGTTTACCAGCAAGGTAAACTTTTGAGTTATAAATGTCTAGTGGCATTGTTTCAAAACTAAGTGTAGGTCTTGTTGCTTCTACAACTTGTTTTGTTAATTCATTTGTTTCTGCTGAAACACCAAAGTTTTCTAGTGTGACACGGAAACGATATTGTAGTTTTGGCATTAGCAATGTTTGGTTGCTTGCGCTACTATCGCTTGCTAATGGCACTGAAATCTTTGTTAATGTTGAGATTGACATATATGTTCTCCTTAATACACAAGTATTTATCTATTTAGGGTCGACTTTTGCCGACCCCAATTTTTTAAAGACCTGCAATCTCTCCTGTGTTTTTAATACGTAGCGGAATGTAAATAAATTCAATTGCTTTTACTGGTTCGATTGCAATATCTACATATAGCTCGTTTCTATCAATTCTTGCAGGAGTGTTGTTTGTTTCGTCACATACAACTAAGAAGTCATAAAGTGCTCTAAGTCCAACAAGTTCAATCATTAGTGTTTCCACTGCTTGTTTGATTTCATCACGTGTAATTTTATCATTTGGTTCAAATAGATATGGTTTTGCAAGTTTTGAAAGTTGACTACGTAGATATACAACTAGTCTTGCAACGTTAACTCTATCCAATGCACTTGCATTCCTTGCACGAGTTTTTTGTCCAAAGATTACCAATCCTGCACCGTTTAGGAATGTAATTGGGTTAACATTGTTAGTGTAAAGAATGTCTCTTTGTCCTTCGTTTAGTGCAGTTGAAACAAATTCACCTTCGCTATTGATGTATCCAACACTTGAAGCGTTAGTTACACCACCACGTCTTGTACCTGCTGGTGCAAACCATGGATAAGCAACTTGGTCATTAAGTGCAAATGTGCGTAGTACCATGTGTGAAGCTGGAACAACAACATTGTTTCCTAAGTTATCACTTGTGTAACCACTTGGATAATATACACCCATGTATTCGTCTCTGCTTACTAAACCGTCATCGTTGTCTTCTACAGCAACATTAACATTTGATGCCCAATTGCCTAAGCTAGTTGCATCTGGTGTTAAACGCATTGGCGAATCACCTACAACAAATGCTGTTAAGCCTCTGTCAAAGTTTAGAGTGATCATTTCACCAATTAATTCTGGATAACCTGGGCAAGCAATTAAGTTAAATGTGCGTGTCTCGTCATCACGGATATCTTGGTTAGCTGACACTAGTGCTTGTAGTGAATTAATTACAACTTTACGTTGTGCATTACGTCCAAAGCTACCTGAGCCATCTGCATTATTTGTTGAAGCAGTTACCCAACGGTGTGGATAGTATGCTGCCATACTTGCATCGCCATAACGCTCGTTGTCCGCGGTTACATCTACGTAGTTACGCTCAAAACGCTTTACGTTAAATCCGCTTCTACGTGTGTTCCATAGTAGCATACCTTTTGGATATAGTGCCGGATCCGGTGCGTCAAAGTCTACAAAGTCACTTACTAATAGATCTACTATATCTGCTGCATCGCTATCAGAACCTGCATCGCTCCAGCGAGCATCTGCAAATAGTATACCATTTTCAGTTGTTTGATCTGATGTATCAATTGCTACCCATGATCCTAATACTGCATTGTACATGTAAATTCCTGGATAGTTGTCAATATCTGCTGTGCTAATCCAAATATCACCTGTTACTAAGTTGCCGCCATCTGAACGATCACCGTTTTCTGGTTCTGTCGCACTAACAATAGGACCTTCTGGATCAGGTGCTAATGTACTATCTGCATTGTAATATTGTGAATCAGTATGTAGTATGCCGACCCATTTAGTACCGTTGTGTACCATTATATCTACTTCGTCAACTACACTGCTGTACCATAGTGCGCCATCAGCTGCTAATGCAGTTGGTGCATTAGCACTTGCTGTATAAACTAGTGGTTGCCATAATGTTGCTACCCAGGTACCTGCACCTGATGTACCAGGCTGATCATATAAGTTAAGTGTTCCTGTGCTATCTGTTACATCATATGGACTATAACCAATTAAGTTAAGTGCTCCGTCTGTATCATCGATACGTATATCGCCGCCGACTCTGTGTGTAATTACAAGTCTGTTTTGACTATCATAACTTGCTGATACATTTACTAAACCTGCTGCGTTAATTGCACTTGCAATTGTGGCTGCATCTGCACTACTCCTTGCGGCAGTGAATGTTACCGTTGCTGCTGATGTCATTGCTTCTTGACCGACAATTGTTTCTGATAGTGTAAATGAATAACTTTGACTATTAGTAAGTTGTGTAGAAACTTTGTTACTTGTTACACTTGTAGTACCTGCTGCACGTCTAACAAATGGTCTAAATTGCCCTAGTGGATCTGTATCTTCGGCAGCATTACTTTGAATATAAACTGCTCCTGCACTTAGGTTTGCGCCGCCACCTGAACGATCTAAGTTGTATAATGCACTATTGTTAGTTGCATACACAGGTGCATCAACTGCTCCCCAAAGAGCTGTATCTGCATTAAACTGCTTAACTTTCCAATCTGCACCTGCATTTGGAGAAGTAGTTTTAAGCCAAATACTACCAGTTGGGCGAGGGTTTGTATCTCCTGACTTATAAGCAGGAACATCAGTGTGTTTGCTTATTTGTACTTTAGGAGCATAATAGAAGCCTTCTGTAATACCTGCTGTTGAAAGCGGTTGATTAACACCATCTACTACTTGAATAACATCGCTAACAGATCCGTCATTTAGAAGTACTATTTTATTGTCTCTAATTTCAGCACTAACTCCAGTTCCTGACATTGCTGTATTAATGTCTGCAACTACTTGTGCAAGTGTAGCTGAACCTGTACTAAAGGTAATTTCAGTACTTTCTGCACTTGCGCTTGTTGGGTTAATTACGAAAGTACTACCGATTGTAAATGATGTGTTACTTACGGTGTTTGTTCCTGTAACGGTTGGAACAGCGCCTGTCCAATCTTCGCTACCGACAATTACCCATGTATTGTCGTTTGTTTTATAATATAATTTAATTGTTGATGTTGTTGCAACAATTGCATATTCACCTTTTGCACCAATACCTGTGTTAGGTGCGCTTGTTGCATCTCCGCTATCTGCTAGTTCAGAAACACTAGTGATAATGCGTGGTGTTTTTGCAACAAATGTTTGTCCTGTTTCTGTTGTTACGGCTGAACTATCCCATTCAAAAATACCATATTTTGAAAGTTGTGTGTCTAACCACCATGTGCCATCATCTGGATCAGCAGTTGTAGCAGTTGAGCTTGCATTCAGTGCTCCTAGATCTGCATCTGCTCTTACAACATATGCACTATTGCTTACGCCTAAGAAACTATAAGCAGCTTGAAGTCCGTATTCGTTTTGCTCGCCACCTTGTACTACATTTCCGTTTACATCAGTAATAAATTTTGGATCTCCAAAAGTTTCTACTAAGTCACGTTGTGATGTAATAAGGTAAACTTTACCTGCGTTTTCTGCTAATGTACCTGGTGCTATACCAGTGCCGCTACCATTTAGTTTATTTTGTTCAGTAGCAACAAAAATTATTGGTGTTGTGCCTGGTTCAGCTGGAGTGTAAAAACTCTCGTCAATTACCGAAACCTGTACACCTGGTGATGTTAATGCCATTTTTATTTTCTCCTATGGATAGTACTTCCTACTATTATTTAGCTGATCAGCGGAGAAAATAGGGGTTTTGAAGGAGAAAAACTATCTTATAATGATTTCTTCAACAACTTCGTCAACAGCAAGATACAATTCGTCTAAAGAACCGTTATTATCTATTACAAAATCTGCAATGTGTTCTGCAAGGCTCATACTATCTTTAGATTCAAGAGGCAGGTGTTTGCTTCTATCTACCCATATTACAAAATCAAAAACATTTTGTTTTGCCATTTCAAAATATTCTAATTTGTTACGCAGACCACAATATATAGAGTGTTCAGAAAAAATTGCTTTACCTAATCTAGCAGGATCGTCTTTATTATATTCACATATAGCATTATACCATTCGGCACGATGGTTATGCCTGTCGTTATAACACTCTTCTTCGTCTTTATATCCGTACTTGTCTTTTAACATTTCAAATATAAAAAGTTTACTACAAAATTTACTACTACTTTCAAATGTAAAATTATACTTGTCTCGTAGGTATTCACAAACGGTATCTTTACCATGCCTACCGTGACCAATTACAAGTAATTTAGGTAATTCCATTACAACCTCTTTTTATTTTTATAATACAATAATATAAAAAGATTGTCAACCTATTAAGAAACCGTAACCTATTCCGCCTGCTACTGCTAAATCTAAATCTTTATCTAGTTTTTCTATCTCTTGCTGGGCTTCAGATTTAAGTGTATCACCATTAAGTGTAGTGCCGCCACCAGGTCCTGCAATGGTTGAAAATTTACTACGTGCTTCGCCTAACATGTATTTGCAGTTAGCCAATGTGTAATCTTTGATCCATTGATTGGCTTTGTAATCTTTTAGCAACTCAAAATCTGGACGGTAGTTATAGCACCATAACAACACTTCTTCGTTGGCTCTCGGACGTTGTAAAAGCGTAAACTTTTTATTACTTGTATTCCAAGTAAATTCTAGAAAACTACCAAACATACGTCCAACAAGTTCTTGCTGTTGTGCAAAGAAATCATATGTTGCAAGACCGCCAATTCCGCTACCTGCTAACAAATATGTATTTGTATATGCTAAGTTAAATGGTTCAAATAAACTACCACCGTCTGCACTGCCGCCTAATCTACTACCTACACTACGTCTAAACACCTTACGAACTTCTATTATTTCGTTTGGTAATGTATATTCGTTAGTGTCTTCTTGGATAGTAAATGTAATATAACTTTCTTCAACGCTGTTTTCACTACGCTGTCTGTATTTGTTAAAACTTTTTTTCAATGCAGTTTCATAATGAATAGGATCAAGTTCTACATCGATCATGCCTCCGCCGAGGAATGTGTTTACATAATCATAAATTTCTTGGTATGCAGTTGCGTTGCTCATAGTTAGTCTCCAAAAGTATTTATCGATAAATATGTGTATGCCAAAGTTAAGTTTATATAGACCACAAAAATCAAAAGACTACAATTTCTTAGATAACACAATCTACGAAATGTTTACGGTTGGTGGCACTGATTTAAATATACACAAATATTTAGGTCCAAAGAATCCAAGTGATTCTGATTCAACACCTGAACAACCTCAGTATGACGCTGTAAAAGAAACAAATATTCAAGATTTATTATTTTTAGAAAATAGAGACAGAAAATATGATGAAAGCATTTATACTATTAGAGGACATTATACGGTACAAGACTTAGATTTTAATTTAAGTCAATTTGGATTGTTTTTAACCAACGACACTATTTTTGTAACAATGCATATTAATAGTAGTGTAAAAACTTTAGGCAGAAAAATAATGAGTGGAGATGTTATTGAATTTCCTCATTTGATAGACGAATATGCAGCAAACGATTTTGAAGTTGCATTAAAAAGATTTTATGTAGTAGAAGATGTTACTAGAGCAAGTGAAGGGTTTAGTCAAACTTGGTATCCACACCTATATCGCATAAAACTAAAACAAATATACGACGGACAAGAATACAAAGATATATTAGACTTACCAGCTGTGGAAAACAGCGATACAACACTAAGAGACATTTTAAGTACATACGAAATAGAAATGCAAATAAACAATGCAGTAATTGCACAAGGCGAAGAATATGCTGCAAAAAGCGGCTATGCAACAGAACATTTTTATACGGTAACAACAGACGATAAAGGCAACGTTCAAATTGTTTCAGTTGACGTAGATACTATTACTACCGATAGTGCGTTTGATGTAAACTTAATTTTAGAAACACCTCCACGTACTGGTTATACAGGATACTTAATAGGAGATGGTATTCCTCCTAATGGACACCCGTTCGGTGTAGGAAGTAGTTTTCCATCTGAACCTGTTGAAAATGATTATTTTTTAAGAACAGATTTATCTCCTAATAGATTGTTTAGATACACAGGTCAAGTATGGAAGAAAGTAGAAGACAATGTAAGAGCCGATCTTACACAAACAGATACAAAAAATACATTACTTGGAACGTTTATTAACAATACAAATAAGAATACAATTATGGGAGCTGAAGTTACAGAACGTCAAGCTATCAGTACCGTATTAAAAGCTAAGGCAGATAACTAATGCAACATTTTTATGATGGACAAATACGTAGATATGTGACACAAATTGTACGTGCGTTAAGTAAATTTTCTTACAAAGATGGAGACGGGGATTTAAAGGAAATTCCTGTGATGTATGGCGACTTGACTAGACAAGTTGCAAATATTATGCGTGACAATAGTGAAAACAAGTTACCTAGTGCTCCAAGAATGGCGGTATATATTACTGCATTAGATCCAGACAGAACTAGAACAAGTGATTTTAGTTTTATTAGCAAAGCAAATATTAGAGAAAAAGAGTTTGACGAGAGTACAAATAGTTATGTTGCTAGTCAAGCAAAAGGATATACGGTTGAAAGATTGCATCCTATTCCTTATCAGTTAACCGTTAATGTTGATGTTTGGAGCACCAACACTGATCAAAAATTGCAAATCTTAGAACAAATTTTTATGTTGTTTAATCCTAGTTTAGAATTCCAAACAACAGACAACTATTTAGACTGGACTAGTTTAACTATATTAAATTTAGAAAGTACAACTTGGAGTAGTAGAAGTATACCTGCTGGAACAGAAAGTGAAATAGATGTTAGTACACTTACATTTACAACACCTATTTGGATTTCACCTCCTACAAAAGTAAAGAAACTTGGTATTATTTCAGATATTATTACAGGCATATATAATTTAGATCAAGGTACAATAGAGTTAGACGGCTTTACACCAGAAAATGGAAACGCAAGTCTTGGATCAAATAGTGGAACTATATTAGGTAATCTAAGCAATCCATTAATGACTTCGTACAGAAACTTTGATATAAATGTGTCAAACAACACTGCTCAACTTGTAGTTAATCGTATATTTGGAATAGGCGATATATCTTGGTACAATGTTTTTGAAGCAGAACTTCCTGCACAATTCCAAGCAAACATAAGTCAAATAGAATTAAATAGAGAAGATTTACCTATACCTGTATTAGGTACTTTTAATATAAACGATGCTGATAAAAATACACTTAACATAACATGGATAGAAGATACTTTGCCTACAGATACTTCAATTGAAGGCCCTGCAAGGAATTCTAACATGTATACAAGTGTAGATAGAATAATAAATCCACAAACATTTAATCCTACATCGTCAAAGGTACCAGGACTTAGATACTTGCTAACAGCACCTATTGGTTCAAAATACGAAAAAAGATTTACTGCTACAACAAGCACTAACATAATACAAACTGGATTAGACTATTATGTTGATAACTTAGACCCAGGCAGTTTTGCATCAGGTGCAGCGTTTCCTGTATCTCCATCAATAGGAGATTTCTTTAAACTTACAACAGACAACAAAGTTTATGTTTACGACAATGGATGGAACGACATTGAATCAGTCACTGACGCATATGTTAGTGTTAATAATGAAGAAGTTACCTTTACAATCGAAAACAGAGGTGGTGAATATTTCATAATACTAGATGAAGATTACGTAACCGATGACGTTGTATATTATGAATTAAATTTAAACAACGACGGTCCTGATGCATGGAAAAGTAACGCAGGTAATGATTTCTTAGCTGATAGTAACGACATAATCGAATGGGACGGTTCTAAGTGGAATGTTATATTTAATGCAGATAACGCATCAGGAAGTACATATACTACCAACTTACACGATGCTGTTCAATATGTGTATACACCAACAATAAGAAATTACTGGTACAAGTCTATAGACGGACATTATCCAAAATCAACTTGGAGAATTGTTTTATAACTAAGTATTTTTATGAATAAAATTATTTGTAGTGGTGCTTTATTTTATAGTTTAAAAACAAAAAAATTCTTATTATTACACCGTACTAAATCGAGACAAAATAATGTATGGGGACTAGTAGGTGGAAAAAATGAAGGTTGTGAAACTCCTTGGGAAGGGTTACAACGTGAAGTAAAAGAAGAAATTGGTAAATCTCATAAAATTATAAAAACTATTCCATTAGAAACGTTTATAAGCAGCGACGAAGTTTTTAATTTTCACACATACTTGTGCGTAGTAGAAAATGAATTTTTACCAATTTTAAATAGTGAACACGATGGGTATGCTTGGGTAAATTTAAATTCCTGGCCTAAACCATTACATCAAGGATTAATGAAAACTCTACGTAACAAAGATAATCAGCAAAAACTTAAAACTTTAATAGATTTGTTAGATGTCATTGATATAGTAAATTAAATTGTTCTTGTAGCCACTCAAAATCATTTATTTTACGCAAATCATCAGGAGATTGTGCATACTTTTCACCGTATTTTCTGCCGTGAATAGCACCTGCTATCGCTGCATCACCAAACGGTTTGTCTTTACCTCTTGTACACCATGCATCTAGTCTGAATTCAGTTTCATCGTCTTTTTGTCTGTGTATTGTTTTACTAGCAAGTTTTGCACATTCTCTAAACGCACTACGCCATGTGCTAAATTCGTCTGTATTAAATGCAGTTGTATTACTCATGCTTTCAATACCTTTGAATTTGTTACTAATACTTGTTGTCATATCTGGCTTTGTTATATCCATGTCAAGTGTTAATTTTCTTGGTAATAACTTAACACCACCATAACCATAAACTAGATTATTAATTGGATTATAACTTCTCCAAACATGTACCGTATTTTTACCATCTATATCATAATGTGCAATCTGATAATCAAAATTAAAATCATCAAGAATTTGTGCATCGCCATCAACTACCCAAAACATTTCTGTAGTACAAATTTTAGCTGCCATAATATGTGCTTGATGAATGCCTTTTATACCATGCACACGTCTTGCCTTAGGAAACCGTTCTTTTAGTTTTTCGTAATTTTCATCTGCGTTTGGTTCGTTATAACTAATAAACACTATATCATATTTAGAAGGAATACTTGCTATTTCGTTATGCTCTTTCTTATTTGCAAAAAATCTGTATTCAAATTCTTTCCGTGTAATATGTTGAGATTTTGGTACAAGTGCTAAACCATCATAAAATTTACCATTTTTCCAAACATGTGCAATATTACGATCAAATGTTTCGTGATGGCTTATGTAATAATCAAAGTTGAAATCTTCGACAATATTTGTTCCAGGATAAATCATCCAAAACATATCTGTCTTACAATTTTGTAATGCATCAAGATAATGCTTGTATTCTTTTACATGCCATTTGTTAAAACTTTTAGGATATCCTGCAACAATATCTAATTCTTTTTTATTAACATAAAATCTGTGTTCAATTTCTTTTTGTGTTACTTTTACATTTTTAGGCATTAACACAATGCCATCTGTGTACTCTCCGTTTTTAAATACATGTACTACATCGCTATCTTTTTTCTCAACATGATAATTAAAAGCAAAATCAAAATTAGGTGTTACATCGCTTGGAACACTCCAAAACATATTTGTTTTACAAATCTCAAGTGCGTTTAAATAATCATTATAATTATTAATAGTGTGAATTTCATACGGTTCAGGATCACTGGCTATAATTTTAATTTGTTTCTTTTTTGCATAAAATCTATAATCAAGTTCTTTTTGATTAAAATAATAATCCTTTGGAATTAAAGCAACACCGTCAAAGCAATCACCTTTACCATTTGCAAACACATGTACATTGTCTAAACTCCAATCATCTGGTGAATAATTAAATTGGAATGTTTCACGTAAAGCAATGTCATCATAAATTACCCAAAACATGTCTGTACTTGACATTTGCTGGGCATGTATTTCATTATCTGCTTGTAATAAATTTTTAAATTTTAACTTGAGATTGTAATATTTAATTCGATTTTCGCCAATATAAAAAATATCAAATTTACTTTTACCTTTGTATGGATCATAAATTGATGCCACATAATCGTGTTGCTTTATATCATATGTTCCTGCTTTAGTTGGAATTAGTTGTACAGACTCCCAACTTTTAACTTTACCGCTTGCTTTATATGTTTCTTTAAATTGATGTATTTTTAACTCAGAATTAGGAGCAGGTTTCATATGAATTGGAAACTTGGATTCTAATTTAACACCTGGATCAACTAGCCATACATAATCACTATGTCCTTCCCAGTCTTCTATTTCTTGTTTATAGTTAACAATAGGATAATGATTAAAAATATTGTTTTTTATTACCGTATTATTAGAAAATAAACTATTTGTTTCTATTCCAAATTTATCAAATACATTCATGTTATAAATCCAAACGCTTTTGTTCCAAGGTGCGCTACATTTTTACTTACATCAACATCAACAAATATTTCATAATTGTGATCGTTTGCTAATTTACAAAACCAGATATCTTCACCACTAAACGTATTGTCTTCTTCGTTGTATGTGTGATTATAATAAGGTTTTGGTAAGTTTACATATACATCTTTTTTCACTAGCATACAACCCATTCCTACTGCCCAAACTTTGTGTAATCCAAATTCAGCAGTTAGTCTAAGATTGATATTTTCTTCGTTTACAAATGCTACATTTTTGTAAGGTTTGTATCTAGTGCTGTAAGTACATGCAGTAATATCTTTATTGTGTACAGCTAGTCTTTCAAATATTGTAGCTGGTATATGCATGTCAGAATCTAACCAAAGCAGATAGTCTGCATCAGTTTCTAAAACTTCATCTACAATTGCATTTCTACTTTGCGCAATTACACTACCTAACACAATGTGTATAGAAAAATCTACATTGTTTTTTGTAAGATTAGATGTAATTAATGCTAGAGATCGAGCAAATGCTGTGTGTACTTGATCTCTAGCAGGAATGCATAGAGCAACTTTCATGTTTTACAAATTAGGCACTGCTTCTGAGTTTAATTCTTGTTCTGCCGAAACGGTTGCTTCGTTTATTTCACGTGCAACGGTTGTACAAACTTTTACTGCTTCTGCAAAATCAGCAGCAGGTAAACAATGCATTGCAGTCATATTATCAGGTTGTACTTTACCAATAGTAATTAAGTCTGACGCTGCTGCGTGTCCAAATGCATGAATCCATTGCATTCTATCTTCGTCTTCAAACCGTGCTAATACAGCATCTTCTGTATCGCCGTTGCAAATTGTTTCTTTGATTGCTGTTACATGAGCTGTTTCTTCGTCAGTCCATGATTCAGCATTTAATGCCATTAGTTTTCTGCTAGGTGTATACAGGCCTGCAAGAAAAATATTTTCAATTTCGTATTTACTACGCATAGTTGCTCCTATTATGTTGCTGGGAAATAATATCCGCCAAATGAGGCACTTAAACTAATACTACCCGATGTGATACCAATAAATGCACCAAGTGTACCTCTTAAGTCAATAGGAGTAGTACTGCTTCCAAAATAGTTGCGTACTTGGCTCATTGTTATTTGGGATCCTGTTGCGGGTAATGCCATTTATCGTACCTTCATTTTAAACATTATATAGGTTTATTTACTCTTTGTCAAGTGGAGTAAGCAAAAAAATGCTTACTCCTTTTTCTCTATTAATTTATTAACAAGTTCTTTTAACTCGTCAATTTGTTTTGCTTGTGCTTCTATTTTTGCATCAGCTTCTTTTAATGCTTCAACAAGCACTGCACCTAGTTTATCATATTTTACGGTTTTGTAATCATGATCACCGCCGAGTGGTGCTTTTTCTATCAGTTCAGGCAATACAGCTTCAACTTCTTGAGCACTTACACCAATTTGCATACGATCGTTTTCATAACCTAATGATGTAGCTAATTCATTTTGTGTGAATCTATAACCATTTAGTTTGTTAACAATATCTAAAGCACCGTCTACTTTACCATGGAAGTCTTTTAGACGTTCATCTGAATAGTAAGCAGTAACTTCTCCTTGTGCTCTTACAGCACTATTAGTGTAAATAATACCAGAATGTATTGTACCGCCGTTCCAAACTTGATCTAGGTCAACTTGTGCAGCAACATTTGTCAATGCAGCGAAGTTTCCTAAGCCGCCAGGATCAGTGCCGTCTGCAATCCAGTTCTTCATTGTCCAACCACCGCTTTGGTAGTTGTCGCCTGATAAATATGCGGTTACAGAGTTTGTGCCTTCATCTAAGTAAACTTGAAGTAAAGCACCATCATATGTGCTGCCTTCTTTGATACGGATATATCTAATAGGCGATCCGCTGTACTTACCACAACTTAAGACGTTGATACCATTACCAGCACCGTAGTGGTGCGTTGCATAAAAGTCCACAGATTGGTGTCTACCACTTGCAGTGTCTCTTATTCCAAATCTAGCACTTGCTCTGTTACCAGAGTTAACAGCAATTGTATACCAACCTGCAGCTCTGTTTGAACTACTTGTACCTGTTACACTATTTCCATCTATTCTGGCAAATGCTGTGCTGTCTAAACCATCTAGTGTTCCTGCGTTCGTAGCAAAGTTAGCATTTGTTGCATTTGTTGCATTAGTAGCACTATCTGCAAATCCTGCTGAAATCTTCTGCCAACTGCCGAAACTGCCAGCTTCTTCATAACGTATTGCAATATATGGTGTTGTAACATTACGTCCAAATGCCATTTGAGCACTATAGTTATTGTAGTTGGAACCTATGCTGTAACGTGCATGATAGTATTGTGTTGCACCATTTAAACCTGGACCGTTTGCGGTACCTTGTACAAAGTGACCACCAAATAATGCAGTATTGTTAAATGTGTTAAAGTCAGTATAAGTACCATGAGAGAAATCATGTCCCCATGACATTTCACTAGCCTGTTGTCCGTCAACGGTATCAGCATCTAGTCCTGATCCTGCTCCATCGTTACCTTGGTGCCAAACAACGTTACTTCCGACTTTATAACCAAACGGTGAGTTAACCCCTGTATCGTCTAAAATTTGGAAGTGAATTTTATTACCATCTTCTGGTTCATAGAAGTCAAGACCTTCAGGTGTTGCTTTAATTGCCATATCAATACCGGCATCACTTGTTCCATTAAAGTGAATTTCTGGAGTAGCACTTTGTAAAGTTAAAATACCGCCAGTGAATGTATCAGCAGCGTCACTACGTAAGAATTGAGAGCTATCTAAAGTATCAAGTGTTGTAGCATCGACGTTAGTTAACCCACTACCGTTACCAGTAAATGTGCTTGTACCAATGTTAATGTTACCAAATGTTGTAGTAATTTCACCTGCTGCAAGAGCACCAGTACCAGTTAAGTTGCTGTATGTACCATCAATACGTGCGTTAGGAACCGTACCTTGTGACAAGTTACTTGCATTTAGGTTTGTGATGCCGCCGCCTGCGCCGTTAAATCCGCCACTATAGATGGCACCTTGTACACCTAAACCACCGTTAATTTTAACTGCACCAGTAGTTGTACTTGTACTTGCTGTTGTGTTAGTAAATGTTTTCACACCAGCCATTGATTGTGTGCCACCTAGACGTGCACCGGCAACCGTACCGCTTGACAAGTTACTCGCACTCAATGTTGTTAGTCCACTACCATTACCGGTAAATGTACTTGTGCCAATATCAATGTTACCAAAGCCACTTGTGATACTACCGCTGTTTAATGCACCAGTGCCTGTGATACTTCCTTGGTGTTGTGTTACACTTGAAGCACTGATTGCAGCATCCTCTATAACACTACTTGATACTGATTTAACTTGGTTAGCATTAATATTTGTAATACCAGATCCATTACCTGAGAATATACTTGTACCAATGTTAATATTGCCAAAACCACTTGTAATACTACCCGAATTTAAAGCACCAGTTCCTGTAATACTTGCTTGGTGTTGTGTAACACCACTTGCTTGAATACGTGCATCTGGTATGGTACCACTTGTTAAGTTTGCAGCACTCATATCACCTATAAAGTTGTCTGCACGTATATCTTTTGCAACATACAAACCACCTGACATTTTTACTGCTGCACTACCTGCTGCAAATGTTGCACCTGTTGCGTTTGTAGCATCTGTAAATGTTACAAGATTATTAGCAGCAAGAGTAGTAAATGCACCAGTGCTTGGTGTAGTTGAACCAATTGGAACATTATCAATTGCACTAATTGTAAGAACACCGTCTACATTTAAGTTACCATCAATATCTGCATTGTTTCTAATTCTTGTAGTGCCTGTAGTAGCACCCATTTCTAATAATGTTGCAGCCTGTGCAAATGCAACGGTTGTAGCATTATCTTTTATTAAGTTAAATGTACCTGTTTCGTCGGTGTTAATTTGTGTGCCGTTAACATTTAGATTACCTGCTAATGTTGTGGTAGCATTTCTAATTGTAGTTGTACCAGTTGTAGCACCAATAGTAATACCTGTACCTGCTCCTCCAAAGTTAATTGTAGTTGGTGTAGCATTAGCAATATTTACGGTTGCATCACTAAATGTTAAATCGCCGCCGTCTATATTAATATCACCATCAACATCTAAATTATTTCTTATTGTTGTAGTTCCGCTTGTTGCACCCATTGTTAACGCTGTAGCAGCACCAAATGCATTTACGGTTGTTGCATTAGTATTAAATGCCGAGAACGTTGTACTGCCGGTTGTAACACTTGTTGTAAAGTTTGGACTCGTTCCAAACACTGCAACACCTGTACCAGTTTCATCACTTAGTACTCCAGCTAATTGAGCACTTGTAGTTGAAGCAAACTGACTCAACGGATTACCAATAATTGCAAGTGTACCGCTTGTTGGCAAGAACAAGCTAGTATTACCAGTAGTCGCAAGTGTTAATGTATGTGCTCCACTATGTGTAAAGTTACCACCTAGTGTAATAGTTTTGGTACCATTATTAACACCTGTACCACCATAAGTAGGTGATATAATACTACCTTGCCATGTACCTGTTCCAATTGTTCCTACCGCAGTCAAACTTGAACTTAAAACCGTAGAACCTAATGTTGTACTATTTAGAACACTTGTATCATTAATAAAAAATGCATTTCCACTAGTTAAGTTTAGATCTTCGTTTAGATCCATTCTATCAGTAGTGCTATCATATTGGAATGTTACACCAGCACCATCAATTGTAAGTCCAGCGCCGTTTGCTGCTGCTGCACTTGCTGCGCCACTTGCAACAACAATGTTTTTGTCATCAACGGTTAGTGTTGTGCTATTAATAGTTGTTGTATCGCCATTTACGGTTAAATCACCAGTAACAACAAGATCATGTCCGATAGTGGTTGTACCACCGCCGTCTCCGCCAGTACCCATGTTAATTGTTGTGGCTGCACCAAATGCATTAATCGTTGTTGCATTGGTGTTAATAATGTTAAATGTTCCTGTAATATCAGTTGAAAGAACATCGCCTTTAACACCAAAATCGCCATCAACATCTAAGTTGTTTCTAACGGTTGTTGTACCAGTAGCAGCACCTATGTCAACGGTTGTTGCAGCACCACCAAAGTTAATTGTTGTAGCAGTATCGTCAAGTAGTCCAACGGTTGTTTCTGTTGTGCTAATTGTGTTGTTTACTTCTACTTCGCCTGTAAATGCTGCTTTACCACTAGTGTCAATTGTTAATCTAGTAGTTTGAGTATGTTGAATATCTCCTGATGTTCCTAATTCACCAGTTTTAATTACAACATCACCACCTGTTCCGTTACCTGTACCAGTACCACCTTGAATTGTTACTGAACCACCACCTATGTTATTTCCAATGCCGCTTTCACCTCTAATTGTTGCATCTGCAGGTGCAGCACTGGTAACAGCACTACCTAAAGAAATGTTGTTATTTCTAAGTAACATACTATTTTCTTTTACAATAGTACCAATTTGTGTTTGAGGAGGGTTTGCAGTAACGTTTGCATCAGTTCTTACGGTAAACGATGTTGCATTTTCTGTAGCACCACTTACTGGCCATGTACCATCTAAGTTAGTAATACTACTTCCAGAAATAGAAACATTGTCTCCTGCTCTAATGCCAAGTGTTAATGGAGTGTATGTAAACGTTATAGTTGTACCAGATAGAACACTACCTGTAAGTGCATTACTCAAGAACACACCAGTATCAGTAACACCGGAAACCGTTGTATTTGAAGGAATACTTGCACTACCTGTAACAATCATACCAAATTTAATATTTGATGTGTTGCTAAATGTTAGAGAATTTTCTGTGTTGTTTGCTACTGAATTTGTGTTAACATTTACGCTGTTTAGATTAACAACAACGTCTTGTGTAATGTTAGCTTCATATGTGTTAACAAACGTAGCAATACTTCTACCAGTGCTATTTTTACCAATTTTAACATTTTCTGCATCTGCGCCTAATTCTAGTGCAGTAACATTATCGTTATAAACTTGACCAATACCATCACTTGATGAGCTTAATTTTGCTGATCCAACGTCAAGACCTTCTGCAAGGTCAAGTGCTGTACCCCATTCAGGTGTAGAACCATTTGACTTTAAGAATGTATCTGCTTGACCAATTGATAATGTATTCAAACTACCTGTTGATTGTGCATAAAGTATGTCGCCAACTGCATATGTACTAATAGCTGTACCGCCTTTATTTACAGGAACAAGACTTGTAAGGTTTGCAGGATTTAAGAAATAAGCACTATCTAGTCCATCTAGTGTACCTGCATCAACAATGCCATCTTTAATAAACACCTGTCCGCTACCGTCGGTAGCAACATCAAATTGTGTTTGTAAGAATCTACTTGTACCTAGTGTTGAGAAAGTACCTAGTGGATCATAGTCTGTATTAACAATACCGATACTTACTGGATCACCATAAAATTCACCACTAATACTTGAACCTGTAAGTGTAATTGGGTTATCAGTTGTTGTTGCTTTTTTAAGTTTTTGTACAACTACCGAATAACTACTATCACCTCTTAAGAATGTATCGCTGTTTGGAGTACCTGCTGCACCAAGTCTACTTGGAGAAATTGTACCTGAAATAATGTTTTCAGCATCAATGTTTGTAGCAGCAAGTGTGTTCCAGTTGTTTTTTAATCTACTTGAAGTATTAACAACAGAATTAACTTGAACATTGTTTGGAATAATGTCAGCACTACCTACACCAACACCATCTATATCCTGTGCGTTAGTGACAAGCCCGTTAATACTGCTTAATGCATCTGAACGTAATGCGTGTAGTGTAAACGAGTTAGTTGTTACACTACCTAAAAAGAATCGGCTGCCGCTATTAATTGCTTCACTATCAACACTGAATAGTTCATTAGCAGTTGACCCATCATCTATGGTTTCAATACGTATTGCGTCACCTGTTGTATAACCATGATTTTCAACAATAATACTATTGTCTGTTACGTTAACGGTGTATCTAGTGATGTTGTGATTGTTGTTAGCAGGAGTGGTTAAAAATTCAACTTGGTTTAACAAACTAAAGTCTTCATAAAGTTCAATTATTCCAGCTGTAATTCTTTTTGCATAATAAACACTACCGTTTAACAAACCGCCTATTGCAACATTTCCTAATGTGTTGTAAGTTACCGGATCACCGTTTGATAAGTCATGATTTGGAATTTCAATTCTTGAATCGGTATAGTTAACATTACCACCACCAGCTGTAGTACCGGCTAAGAAGTTGTGTGTAATAATATCGTCCAAGTTTATAGTTCGTTTACTACCGATTGCAGTATTATCTTCAACAAAGTCAATACTTGATGCACTAGCAACAAACAATTCACCTCCTAGGATATTTACATATGCACGTTTTTCAATAACGGTTGCTTCAATACTAAATCCGCTACCAGTACCTCCGACATCACCTGCGGAGACGCCAAGTGTATCACCAACGGTATAACCAGTACCGCCTCGTGTAATGTCAACGTCAGTTACAGCACCTGCTGTTACGGTTATGTTTGCTTTTGCACCTGTACCAGTGCCGCCTGTTAAATCTACACTTTCATAAACTTGTGTACCGTCTGTGGGTGTGTACAAACTACCACCTACAATACCAGCATTGTCAACGTTTACAAGTATACCGTACCTAACTTCTGTAACTGCACCTTGAGCCGATCCGTCAGCACTAGTAACAATAGTTCTAGCTGTACCGGTTACACTTTGACTTGCTAATGTTGGATCAGCAGGATCAGGGTTGGCATATGTAAATGTGGTTGTTGTAGGTACAGATAAAACTTTGGTATTTTCGTTAAAAGTTTGATCATCTGTAATTAATACTTGAACGTCATTACCAACTTGAAGATTATGTGCTCCGCTTGTAGTTGCAGTTGCAATATCACTATTTCTTTCAACATCTGTGATTGTTGCACTTGTAAATGTATAATCATCATTTACATCTAGTGTTAAGTACTGACTGCTATTACTACTTCTCAAGAAGAAGTTATCAATGATTTCTGTGCTAACACCTTTTGATGTAACGTTAACCCCTGAGTCAACACCGTTTACATAGAGATTACCTGCACTTACTTCCCACGGATCGCCTGTGCTATCGTCGTTGTCATCCCATGCACCTCCAATGGTTGCAACAAGAATGTTAGTGCTTGTTGTAAAGTCACCTTTTGCATAACCAATTGCATCTGTAACACCAGGCTGTGTAATAGTATCACCATCTTCAGCTGTAATAGTCCCACTCAAGTTAAGTTCAACTTGCTCATAGTTTTCTGTAGCAATGTCACCAGCTTTCAAGTCAGTTGCTGGAATATCATCTACTTGCTCTAAACGAGACAGATAACCTTCTGTGTTTGTGTTAGTGAACTGACGTGTTGCTGGAATCAAGTCAGGATTAAGCTGACCGTTAACGTTCAATTGAACAATAGCACCTGGAACAGCCGCAGTTGAAACTGATTTATCAACAAAGCCACCTAGTCTGTTACTAATAAAAGAACGTACAGCTAACTGAGTAGATAATCTTCCGTTGCTTGCACCACCAATTTCGTCATCACCTAAGTTAACGTCTGTTGAAATTTCTTCAATAGCAACATCTGATAAACTCAGTCTCAAAGCATCAAGTTCATCCACCTGAACTTTGTTTCTAAATGTAATGTT